ACCTGGTAAAACGCTTGTCGGACCACGTTTTCGGGCATTTTTTTAAACGCCTCTTTGGCCGCTTTTAATGTTTTGCACTCCTCCAGGATTTCACGGTTAAGGCCATAACGGCCAATAATAATATTTCCGTCCATAATTTATTGTTTAATTGGTAATTATTGAACCCAAATATAAAAAAAACGCCCGAGGTTTCCCCCAGGCGTTCCAATTGTGGTTTATTGTATTACGGTAAAGTAACCGTCGTTTCGCCAATAAATCCGTTTTTGTTCGTGCTGATTCTTAGAACGTCCGCCGACGATTGTGCCGCGAATGTTAGAACGTACGAACCGTCGGGGCCTTCCGTTACTCCCGTAACAGTAACCGCCGCGACCGTTGTTTCGTTAAAAATCGTCCAATCCGTCGGATTAGTCGCCCCCGTGTAAACGATTTTGTTTAGCGCGGTTCCGTACTCGAATTTCGCGTCGAACGATACGTCGTCGAATGTTGCCGCCCCAACTACGTTGGTAAAGTTTACATCGACTAAACCTTTTAACGTCGTAAAAAGGATTCCCGCCTCCTCCGACGAAATTTGGTACATTGTCGACTCCTCGAAAAGGCGGTCCCAATCAAAGTTTAACATAATTTTTTGGACCTCGGTATCCGTTGCAAACATAAATTTAGGGTCCCACGACTCGTTATCCACGGGAATAGGATATAAAAATCCGTTTTCCTCCGAACCAATCAAGTTTCCGTTAATGTCAACAATAAAGATTCCGAACTCAACGCAACGCGATTTTTCCAATTTTCCAAGGAACGTTGGCGTACTATCGTCGGCCCAAAATTGGCCCTCCAACGATCGTTTACCCTGGCGTAATCTCGCCATACGGCCCGACGCCGCCTCCTCGAATTGTGTATCCGCCTTTGGAACCGTTACGTTTTCCATTGGTGGCAACGGGAACCAACGTTTACTTGCGTCCGACTCGTTAACCAAGTCGTCCCACGTTGGCAACGCCGCGTTTAAATCAATTCCATTTCTTGTACCGTCGTTGGCCGTCAAAGGGACCAAAATTAACGACGAAACAATCGAGAACAAAGGAACGCAACCAGGGCGGCCCGTGTTCGCTAATCCAGCATTACAATCACATCCAATCATAATATAAAGTATTAAAAGTTTTTAAATTTAAATTTATCTAACATTTGCAATTTGATTTGTATTTAACGAGGGTTAATTGCAATTCGACCCCCGACAAATTGGCGTCCAAAATGTTTTGGACGACTCCTTGTTCCGTTTCGACTCCGAAACGGGAAAACGTGTTTAATTGGTATTCGTCCGTTACTGATCGCGGGAACGAACGGTCGTTGCGTATAACGTCCAAAAAGGCCTCGGCCAATTCCTCCATAGGTTCCACAACCTCGCGGCGGTGGTCCTCGGTGTTATATTGGGTCGGGTCCGTTTCGTCCAGGAAAAAAATACGTAAATCGGCCGAGAACTCGCGAACGTCGCCTCGTCCAAATTTTCGTTTACGGATTATTTCCAATAGCCAAATTAACGGCGTTTTTTGGGTTAAATCCCTGGATACTTTTTTCCATTCTTTGTTTGTCGCAATCTTTGTTCCCGTAATGTAAAACGGGGACGGCAAAAACGTTAAACCGTCCAACGGTTCCGCGGGTTCGAATTGCGGTTCGGCCGTTAACGACTCGCCCGCCTCTTTTCCCGTTAATAGAAACTCGTTCGACGCCTCGTCCTTTACAACCTTACCAATACGCGCCCAGGCGGTCGAACAATACTCGGTTTTACCCGAGGTTCCGTTGTATTCGCCCGTTATTGTCGTGTTGATTCGGTCGACGATCTCTTTAACTGTTTTTGTTATATCCGCCATTACAACCAATAATTAAAATATTTCGCGTTCCCGCTAAAGTTCGGATATTCGGCGGGGTTCTCGATACAAATTTCGTATTGAATTGTTCGCCAACTCTTTACGGCGTCGTTATATCGTCCATACATTGTGGTATATAACGTCGTCGCCTTTTCCGAGTTTTCGCCAACGGGAACAACGTTTCCAATTGACGACATTTGGTTAATTAAGTCTTGTACGTATTCGTAATAAATAAACCCTTTTAACAACTCTTTTACGCCCTCCGACTGAATAACCCCCGAACCGCTCGGGCAATCGATAAAAAGAGGTTCCCACAACTTTAAAAAACGCGGTTCGATTGGGGTCCCCCCTCCGAGTGTTAAATCCGCGATAAATTCGTCGTATAACTCTTTTCCGAATAGTTCGACCAAATAACGCGTTTCGTACCGTGTAATATAATCGTCGATTCGTGCTTGGTCATACATTCCCGTATGCAATTCGTATTTACCTTTTGGAAAATCGCTTGTTGTTAAAATATTCGCCATTACTCTTTAATTTGTCCGTAACCTTTGTCGAAAAGGATTTGCGCAACTTGGCCCGATACGGTAATTACCGCGTCGTTTTCCATTCCTGGGCCCTTACCATTCGAAACGAATTTATACGACTTGGACGGGTTTAACCCTAAATCCTTTTTTGTCGCCTTTGGTTCGCTCGCCTTGGTTGTGGTCCCTTTTGTTGGGGCCTTTGTTGTCGGCTTTTTTTTGGTGTTTGCCTTTGCCATAATTTACGGTTTTGAGTTTTTAAAATGATCGGGGCCGAAACCCCGACCGTTTAATTACTTTTTACCGAATTACGGTTTGTCAATTGCCGCAATATCCGCCGCGAACGTTCCTTTAACAAACGCCCCGTAATGGTTCGATTTTACATAATGAACCGCGCGCATTTCCGCCAAAATCGTTACAAGGTTTTTCGTAAAATCGTCGTTTACGTAACCAACTTGTACGTTAATATTTTCGCGAATACGTAGATTTGATTTTGTGAAGTCCCCGACGTAATACTCGCCAACTGGAACCCCTGGATTTTCAATAACGGGAACGTTTTTAACTCGCGTTACGCCGTCCATTGTGATTACCGCCATATATGTATATTGTCCGTTGGCGTCCTTTGTTAGGTCCATTTGTGCCGCGTCCTCGGGATTTAGCAAAATATAATTGGCCATAAAGTTATTATTGGCAATTTGAGCAATTGCAACGCGTAAAACGTCGGTGTTATTCGCTTGCGGAACCGCCGCCGCGAATGAACCAGGAACAAACGCGACCGCGTTTAGGTCGATTCCCTCCAAATTGTCGCCCGTACCGTCGCCAAGTAAAATTTGCTCGTCCAACTTTAACTCGATAATTTCGATTAACTCGCCGTTGATTTCGCCCTCCATAAATGGAACGTCCGCCAACATTTCCTTGGAAACTTTAATATACGCCGTTACTTTTTTAACTTGTTTCGACGTTTCTACGATATCGAAATCCGTTTGCGTTTTGTCCGCGCCCTCGGCCGTCATTCCCGCGACTCCTGGGTCGGGGTTTTTCTGTTCCGTATAAACAACGAATTTCGTTTGTGCGGTTCCTCGGCTATTAACCAATGATCTCATAAACGGTTGACGACGTTGAACGCGTGTTAATCCCTCCTCCATTTGAGAGAGTCCAACCGTTCCGCCCGAATAGTTGCCGTTAATTGTCATTGTACCCGCCGCTTTTACGTCGAGTTTAACGGTCCCGTCCGTTTTGTTTGCAAGCCCCGCGATTGCCTCCGCCGACGATTTGAACGCGTCCACGATTGCCGCCCCTAGAGATTTAAAACGGTTCGTTGTTCTTTTTGGCTCCTCTTTTAGGGCGTCCAATTTACCCTCGATTGCCGCAACCGCTGTTTTAACCGCGTCCAGGTCCTCGGATTTAACCCCGTGTCCCTTTTCGGCCGCGTCTTTTAGCGTTGCCAATTCATTTTTTAACGCGTCCAGGTCCTCCGATTTAACGAACCCTTGCGTTTTTTCTTCGATCGAGGCGTTAATCTTTTCGATTGCCTCTTTAACTGTCATTTCGTCTTTATTCATTTTAAACGATTTGATTATTAATTAATGTCCCGTTACTCCCTTGGTAACGGCCGACCAATTAAACGGCAAAGGTTCTTTTAACGGCTCGTCCTTAACCGAATGTTTTTCGAACGGTTCGGCCTTGGCGAGGGTCAACAATTGCGCGTTTAAATATTTTAATTTCATTTCCAAATTATATTGGCGATCGTCGGACCCTTGCCCGCCTTTTATCGCCTTTAATACGGTGTCAATTTCCAACCCGAGTTTATCCAACGTTTGGATACGTCCCTCGGTTTTTGCAACCTCGACAACGGGCGTATATTCATTAGCCCCGAATGTCACCGCGGACCCCTCGAACAAATTAACCTCCGATATTTCGTAAAAACCGTCGATACCGTTGTCCAATCCCGAGTCCTCAACGAATCGGATTTTATCTTTAACGTATTTAAACCCGATCGAGTGTTCGTTAATAATCCCGTCTTTATAGTCAGCCAACGCGTCGTTACCCAACGTCGAATTACCCAATTGGGCCACGGCGTACAATCCGAACTCGTCCTCCGACAATTCGAGAAATTTTCCGATTGGCATTTCCCAATTGTGGAAACGCAAAAACGCAATTTTTCTATTACTTGCGGCCATTGGTCCGCGTTGTTGGATTGATTTTTTAAACGCTCCTCGGCGTATAATATCGTTGTCCGAGTCGATAACGTCAAATTTT